CTCATTAATGAGTACCTCACTCTCATTCATTCTCGTCCTCTTCTGCGCGCTCTTTTCGCTGCTTGCGCCGGTGAACGGACTTCTTGGGACCCTCTCTCTCTTCCCGATCTCGCTCGTTTTTCTTTCATCCGTCACAAGATTCGGGGCGATCGTCTCCCCACTTTCCGAGTGCGTGGTGGTGATTCTTCTTCCCCTGAGGGTCTTTTTGATATGCCCACTCTTGGCTTGGATTCCACTCCTCCCGATCGTTTATTGGATGAGTTCCCCCAATCTGCTTCCCTGTACTCTTTTCTTCGTGAAGTTCTCCCTCCGGCTGGTCACTCCCCCGTTTCTCTTCCTTTTCTTGAGCCTCCACTCGCTTCCACTTTCCCGCGTGAGGACCCTATTTTCCTTCGAGATCATTTTGCTTCTCTTATTCGAGATCGAACTGATCGCGAGTTGGTGCGCAAGGGGCTCCTTTCCAATCAGTTCCCCGATCTCCCCACTTTTAAATCACTAATCAGTTCCTCCGACCGATCTCTTCATCCCACCGATCCTTTCTTTCTTCCCCTATTTCATCGCTTCCGTCAGGATGACGCTGCCACCTTTGCTGCCGCCATCGAGAAACGCATCACCCTTCTGACTCCTGAGCAGAATCGATCCAATTTTGCTGATGCTTCCGTTCTCGCTGGCCCCGCCCTTTGGAATTCTCTTTGCCGTGCTCTTCAGTTCTCTGCTCCCGTTCCCTGGAATTCTGAGTTTTTCGAGGTGTGTCACATAGAGAATCAGCGCAATCGAGTTTTCCGCAAGCCTCTCGAAATGCTCCTCGCCGCTCACACCCGTGATGAACCCGATCTTGACATCCGTAAGATCCAGATCATCATGAAGCAGGAGTACAAGAAAAAGAGCGAGTCCATGGCTGGCGATGCTAAAGCCGGCCAAACTCTTGCCGTTTTCCACACTGCAGTTCTGTTCACTTTCGGTGGCCTTGGTCGTTATTTAACTTATCATCTTGAAAAGTTTCTCCCTTCCAATATTTACATTCATTTGCGTCGTTCCCCTTCTGATCTCTCCGAGTGGCTTAAGGACAATTCTTGGGAGGATTTTGTCGACTGTGTCGATAATGATTATACCGCCTTTGAT